CGAACACGCGGCTCTCGGACGAGCTCCGGGAGTTCGGCCTGGACTACTGGCCTGCGCATGTGTCGGCGCCTGGCGGCGTGTTCTTGGTCGCCGTGACGTCGAACCTGCCGGTCAGCACGACGCCGGTCGTCAAGGCCTCGTGGCGCCCGACATCCTACAGGGACGACTACTACGACCGGATCCACGTGAAGCCGTCCCTCATCGACCTAGGCAACCTGCTGTCCAGCCAGGTCCGTGAGGTGGAGGTGTGGAACGCCCACCTCACGGCGAAGCTCCTGTCCTCCATCGACCGGTCCAACACCGAGGGCCTCACGCTGGCCGAGCCCGCCGCCCCGCCGACTACCTTCGCGCCCAATGAGTCGAGGCTGTACGAGCTGAGCGTGTCCACCAACGGCCCACCTACCATCGATGCTGCTTATACGTTCAACTTCGCCGGCGAAGCGCCGCGGCTGCGTGTTACGGGGCGTCGCGTAGTGGTATGGCCTTTCGTGCCCCAGACCAAGTTCCGCGAGACCCTGGAGTGGATGACCGACGTCATGCAGGCCTACTCGGCAGAGCAGCGGCTGGCGCTCCGCGAGGCCCCGCGCCAGGTCCTGCAGTACGACTTCCAGCTCGACCCGCAGCAGTTCTCCCGGGCCAAGGCACTGAGCACCGCGTGGGCTCACCGGGTCTACGGCGCACCGGTATGGGCGGAGGCAACCAGGCTGGGCGCGCTAGCCTCTGGCATCACTCTCGTGGTGTTCAACACCGCGGACGCCGACTACCGGAACGACGACCTAATCCTGCTATGGGACGACGACGAGAACTTCGTGGCGGCGGAGACGACGACAGTCACCCCCACCGGCATCGAGCTGAAGCAGCCCCTGACCCGCTCGTTCTCCAACGCCTACGTGATGCCCCTGAGGTTTGGGCGCACGCTGAGCGGCTCGGAGTTCTCCCGCGATGCCCACGACGTGACTAAGGCCAAGCTCAGCTTCCAGGTGACCAACAACGTCGACCTGGGCGCGGTCAGCACGTTCCCGCAGTACCGTGGCAAGGACGTGCTGACGGATAGGTCCGTCGTGCTCGGCGACCTGTCGGAGCGCATCGTGAGGCCGGTCGACGTGTTCGACAACGGCTCCGGCCCGATGACCACGGACCAGCTGAGGGGCTACCCCGACCGGACGGAGACCGTGACGTTCGACCCGCTGAACCGCCACGATGCGTGGACCATGCGCAAGTGGCTCCACGCACGTCGCGGGCGCCAGCGTACCTTCTGGGTGCCGAGCTGGAATGAGGACATCGTGCTGGTCGCAGATGTGCTGGCATCGGACCTGACGATCGAGGTGCGCAACATCGGCTACTCGCTCTACTACGGGGTGACCGACGTGATGGTGGACCTGGTAAACGGTACCCGTATCTTCAAGCGTATCTTGTCGGGTAACGTGAACGCCGGCGGCAATGAGGTGCTGGACCTGGAGTCCAGCTTTGGAATCAACATCGCCAGGACCGACGTCGTGCGCATCAGCCTGATGAAGCACGTGAGGTTCGACAGCGACCGCCTGGAGCTGGGCCACAGCTACGGCGGGCGAGTCAGCGTCTCGGTTCCCGTAATCGAGGTGCCAGAGGGATAACATGACATACGCGACCCTAGAGACATCCGTACAGCAGGGAGCCCCCGTCGAACTCTACGAGTTTGTTCAGGGGCTCAAGCGGTGGGCGTACTGTAGCGGGGCCGAGGAGGTAGTGCGCTCCGGGCAGACGTACACCCCGTACGCAGTGCAGCGCGATCGCGTCAAGCAGTCGACGGACGTGTTCAAGAACTCCATCAAGCTCACCTTCCCGCGTGACAACGAGTTCGCCAGTCAGTTCCTCGGCTTTGCTCCCGAGGACGTCACCTCGGTCACCATACTGCGCGGGCACTACACCGACCCGGACGCCCAGTTCGTGACGTATTGGAAGGGCCGCGTTCTGTCCGCCAAGGCCACCGAGTCGCGCATCGAGCTGGAGTGCGAGCCCATCTACACCTCGATCAAGCGGCCGGGACTGCGGGCGAAGTTCGAGTACAGCTGCCGCCACGCCCTCTACGGGCGCGGCTGCGGCGTCAACCGCGAGACCTACAAGCACGAGGGGCTTGTGGTGACGGTGGCCGGGGGGCTGAACGTGGACGTGGTCGGCGCCGGCACATTCCCGGACGGCTACTTCTCGGGCGGCATCCTCATCGCCCCGGACGGATCGTCCAGGTTCCTGGTATCTCACGCAGGCTCCGTGGTCACCATGTCCCGCCCGATCAGCGGCCTGGCGCCCACTCAATTGGTGCGCCTGTACCCCGGGTGTGACCACCTGCGCAGCACGTGCGACACCAAGTTCAACAACCTCGACAACTTCGGGGGTTTTCCCTGGATCCCGTCCCGGAATCCGTTTGACGGCAGTTCCATCGTCTAGGAGGTTGCAGCATGTGGTGGTACATCGTAGTATTCATCGTCGCGCTCGTCGTGTCCTACTCGATAATGCCGAAGCCGGAGAACGCCAAGCCCGCCGGCCTGGGCGACGTGACGGCACCGACTGCCGAGGTCGGCCGCGAGATCCCCGTACTGTTCGGGGAGCGTGACCTGGAAGGTCCCAATGTGACGTGGTACGGCGACTTCCGGGCCGTGCCCATCAAGAAGAAGGGTGGCAAGAAGTGACCGACGACCTGGACAAGTACGACGAAGTCGTCGTACGCATGGCGGACCTGCGCCGCTTGGGCTACTGCTCAAGCGGCGTTCGCTCATTCTTCAACCGCCACGGCCTGGACTACTCTGACTTTCTGGCCAACGGCATCTCCGGGCGCACACTGGCCGAGACCGGCGACGGTATGGCCATAATGGCAATCGAGGAGGCTCGCAATGGGCAGCAGTAAGAAGCAGACTGTCGGGTACAAGTACTACCTGGGCATGCACATGATTATGTGCCACGGCCCCGTAGACAAGGTGACCCAGGTCAAGGTCGACAACAAGGTGGCGTGGTCGGGCAACTCGACCGGCGGCTCGATCTACGTCAACTCCCCCAACCTGTTTGGCGGAGAGGAGCGCGAGGGGGGCGTCCAGGGCACCGTCGACATCGAGATGGGACGCACCGACCAGGGGCGCAACACGTACCTGCAGTCGCAGCTGGGCACCGCGATACCCGCCTTCCGCCGCGTGCTCGGGCTCGTACTCCGCCAGTGCTACCTCGGCAACAACCCCTACCTCAAGCGCTGGGTGATCCGGGCCACGCGGATCCACGTCCGCCAGGACGGCCTTGCCCAGTGGTATGACGCCAAGGCTGAGATCGGGGGCGACATGAACCCCGCCCACATCGTCCGCGAGGTCCTGACCGATCCCGACTGGGGCATGGGCTACAACGAGTCGGACGTGGACGACACCTCCTTTGCCTCTGCCGCCGATACGTTGTACTCGGAGGGCATGGGCATGTCCCTACTGTGGGACAAGCAGCAGCAGCTCTCGGACTTCCTGGCCACGGTGCTCCGCCACGTGGACGGCTCCCTGTACGTGGACCGGACCACCGGCAAGTTCGTGCTCAAGCTGGCTCGTGGCGGCTATGACCTCTCCACCCTGCCCGTGCTGGACGAGCAGTCCATCGACCGCGTCACCGACTTCAAGCGGTCCACCGTGGCCGAGCTCACCAACCAGGTCAGCGTGACCTACTGGGACAAGACGACAGGCAAGAACAACTCCGTCACCGTGCAGGACATCGCGCTCACGGCGCAGCAGGGCGCCACGGTCGGCACCACAGTCCAGTACCCGGGATTCACCAAGGGTGCCATAGCGTCCAGGGTGGCCTCGCGAGACCTGAAGGCCCTATCCACGCCGCTGGCCTCGGCCACGCTGTACGTGAATCGCAAGGCCGCCACCTTCAACATCGGCGACGTCTTCAAGTTCTCCTGGGAAGAGTATGGCGTCTCCCAGCTTGTGATGCGTGTCACCAACATCGAGCTAGGCGAGCTCACCAACAACATGGTCAAGGTGTCGGCGATCGAAGACGTGTTCGCCCTGGGCTCGGCTATCTACGCCCCGCCGCCGCCGAGCGAGTGGGAGAACCCGTTCGGGGCGCCGACGGCCATGGCGCACCGCGTGCTGACCGAGAGCCCTTACTACCTGCTAGCACGCGGACTCGGCGATTCACAGGCGGCCGCGCTCGAGCCGACCG